GGCGCGCAACGGGTACTCGTGCACCACCTTGCGCCGTCCGGCCGGATCGCGCGAGACTTCAACAAAATACGGGGCGCCGCGAAATGACGCCGGCCTTAGTCTGTCTTTCCAGCTCATCGGGTGCCGACCCCTGGCATGATGCGGCCGCTTTGTCTGACGCGAATATTGATACCTTTGGCATCAATGCTTTTAACGTTGACAGGACTGGTGCCCGGTGGCTGTTGTATTTCTACGACTACCTTAGCTTCGGGCGTTTTTATAACTTCCGCGGCCCCATCGTCCGGTTGACTTTGTACGCTCGTTTTGCTCTCTGGCAGCGGATTTGTTGCCAATGATTTGGCTAACTTGACCAGGGGTGTAGTAACCGCAATATATCGCTCTAATAAACTGAATGCGCCGGCGGCGTCGGTCAATGAGTCGGTCAGTGTAGTCTCAGCTATTTTCTGAGTGCTTGTAGATATTGACGACAAAGCGCCGGCCGCGGTTCTTGCATTAATGTTCGAATCGGTTTGAAGTTGCTCGCCCGATCCCTCAATCAATCTCAAGCGTTCCAGTAATGCCAGGTTACCTTCGATCACCAGGCCGTTAAAAACCCGCATCGATTCGGCATCAAAAAATTCTGATAGCGCGAATCGGTTACCCTTGGTTTTTTCAACCAAATCGGTCACGATATCGGTAATATTCCGAATGTGTGCCGTCGTTTTCCCCAAGCCATCGCGCGTTCGAACCGGCACGCCGAGTTTTTTCTCGATATCTTCTACTTTTTCAAGATCGGATAGCGTTCGAAATAACGCTTCAATCGACGTCGTGGCCTGTTCGCTCGACCCGGTCGCCTGGCGAACTACTTGCGCCAGCGCGGCCACTTCTTTGACCGCCTCCGGGCCTTGTTTTTCGTAAACCGCAAACAGCCGAGCGCCCAGGCGCGCCATTTCTCTAAAAATAAACGCGCCTTCCTTGCCTTGCTGAATAATGGCACTCAGCGTTTGTTCGACCTGGTCGCTGTCCTTGATGCCTTTTTTGAACAATTCAGCAACAAAGCTGCCCACATCTTCGCCGGCGGCGCCACTCGCTTGAACGGCGCGCCCTATATTTTCGGTGTTACGTACAATAGCGTCGCTAAATCCAACCAGCTGAACGATTTGCTCGACGCCTTTAAGCAGATTATCCGGTGCAATACGGATATCCGGTAAATTCGCCACCCTAAAGACTTCGTCCTTGAGGGATTGAACCGCGCTTTCGCTTAGATTGGCATCGGTTCGAAGACGCGCCAAACGTGCTTGAAAATCCACCGCAAAGCGGCCCGCCGCGCCCACCGTTGAAACCGCCCCGATCCCGATCAGTGCGCCTCTAAAACCCTTAAAAAACCCGCTGGTCTTTTTGACCTGGCCCTGAAGGGCACGCATATCGCGCACCCCGCGCCGCGAGAAAGCCTTCAACGATCGACTATAGCGCGCCGTTTGTCGCCGCAAATTGCCGGCGACGTTGATTAATATTTGGGAACGCAAATCAGCCATTTAATGCGGTCGAATAGTGCAATAATTGAGACAGGCTCAAAGCTAGGATTTCCGAGCGTGACCACCCGGTACCGGCGGACAATCGAAGGTGTAACGTTTCAATCCTCGGCAGATACCGGATTAGATCGCCCCCGCGCCTCCGCGGCTTGCATCGCCGCCGCCTCGTAACCGTCCAGCTTGCTTTGAATCAGCGTCAGGTCCGACGACATCAAGCCGCGCATCTGCTCAACGCTTAACGGGCCTTGGATATCGCCAATCGATACAATCGCCCGGCGTACCAATTCGATGCCAAATTCAACATCGCTTTGCAGCAGATGAACACCCGTGTCGGTATGGATCACCCGCTCGGCCGCTTTTTGCGCGTCGAAAAGTTCACCAACCGTCAATTCCTTTAACACGGTTTTATGATGGGTAACCGGTTCGCCGTCCTGCTCGACCGTCAAGCCATGAATCAGCGTGATTTCCATCAATTTTCATCCACCGACTGGCCGCTCATTTTCAACGAAATTTCACCGTTGCCCGAATCCAGCTGCGGCGGTTCCATCGTCCACGCATTGCGCAAATAAAACACCACGTTGTTGTCGGTCGTAAACACCACCAACGCGTCGACCAGGTCCGTTAAAAACCGGATCGACTGGTCTTTGGTATGCGCGATTTTGCAGTCCATTTCTGGCGCCTGCGGCGTCGATCTGTACAAAAACTCATTCCCCGCATAAACCGGTTCACGTTGTTCGCCGTCCATCGTCAGGGTGGCGCCCGGCAGGCTTCGAACTACCTGGCCATCAATTTGAATGTCGGCCCGGCCGGTAATTTGTGTATTCGCCATGTCTTAATCTCCTATTGAAACTCAGAATGAACCGCCACAATCCGCAAATTACCCACCAACCGCGGCGACTCGTAAATATCCAGGCGGTTTTTATCCGTGCCGTGAATCTGTGCGACCAGGTCGTTTTTATAACCGTCATAGTCTTGCATCCAGCCCGCGTTAATCGCGTCTTGGTACGCGTCTAAAACGGTGACCTTGACGGTCTTGGGCTGCGCCGTTTGCTGGCCGCGGGTGACGTTCACATCATCGCCCGCCAGTTTTTGCCGAGCGTGCTTCGTTGCGACTTTAGCAACTAGAGAGAATCGCCAGCGTTCCAAAGTCTCGGCCGTATTGATATACAACCACGCATCGTCGTTGATGCCGCTCGCATTGGTTTGGTACATAGACAGCTGTGCCTCGATCCTGACGGTACCGTCGCGGTCCACCTTATGCGTGGCAATCCCGTCAAACATCAGCGCGTTAAGTTCTGGATCGTCCCACCGCTCCTGTATTGCGGCCGGCAATATACCGGGCAATGCAAGGTCGTTCAATTGCCTGGCGGGATCGTTGGTTAGGCTAAAAGCGGCCACCGCACCATTCACCGCCGCCCAAATCCAGGGTGGCGTAGGTGACAGGTTTGTACCGTGTGAGCTGATATGCGCGCTATTTCGTGTATTGCCGTAAGTACCCGTTGCCGCATGGCTACCCCGATACGCCGCAAACGCGCGGGCGCCTTTCGCCACCATCGCGCCAAATTGTGTGCTCAAATGCGTTTCCAACGCCAGTAGATTGGCGGTATCGGTCCACGGCGTCACAATCCAGTTCCACCATTCCGCGCCAAAACCGGCAATCGCGTTGGTCACGTCCGGGTTAGCGGTACCGCCGGCCATCGCGCTAATCGCAATCGTGACGCCTGCCGGCAGGGATTCATCGAAATAATTAAACCGTACATCGATATCATTGCCGGTTTCGCCTTTCCATTGGGCCGTGAGCGTCACGACGTTGGCCGCCACACTTGAGGCCACCGACAAATCCGTTTGCGCGGTGATTGCAGCATCAATCGCGCTGGCAATCGCGTTGGCGGAGTCGTTAATATTCACGCCTATTTGAACGCGTTTGCCGGCAATATAAAGATTAATCGTTCCGTTGGCCGTCGCCGGACCGGTCACGGTCAGCGACCCGCTGGCGATTGCGCCGGCGGCATTTTCATCGATCGGCAACGCCCATATTTCCAAAAATGGTCGGGCAGCGACGGCCGCTTTGACCATTTCGGCGATTTGTGAACCACGGCCGAATAACGCGTCGGTTGTTTCGCCGTTCCCATTGACACGAACCGGAACGCCGGCGGCGGCTTGCCCCGTGGTAAATTGCTGGCCGAGTATCAGCATTCTAAAATCGATAACCGCGTTACCCGCCAGGCGGGGATCAAACTCAACCCGAACGCCGTGAATGCGTAATTTTTCCGGGATTTCAAAAAAGCTAATTTCGCTCATGTTTAGGATCCTTTGGGTGGTTTAGCGGTTTCGATCGCGCCTTCGTTGATACGCCGGCGGGTGTACGCATTATTCGGCCACCAAGCCCCCTCGTCCGGTAGGACGGCAAAGCCTCGGTGCGGCATTCTCACAACAAAGGGCTTATCTTTCTCGCCCGCTGTTTTGCACGTGCAAGGTTTAACGTAAATCTGTGTACTATCAGTCATTGCGGCCCCTATTGCGGTAGTGTTGTTTCGGTAATCATCGCCGGATTGTCGGCGTTTCCGCCTAGATCCGTTTCGGCGTGGAAGGTAATAAAATCACCAATCGTCGACGCGTCGATCGGCTGGCATAAATCGAACGGCCCGACGGTCCCTTTAACGCTCACCCAGCCGTACGGCGCCTCAATCTGGCGGCTAGATGCGATCGATTCGAACGAAAAATTAACGTTTAAACCGGATTGGAAAGCCAAAATCTCATCGATCATTAACAGTTCGGCTTCTTCCAGCTTTTCGCCCGAATCTGCCTCATCAACTTTAATCTGGCCGACCAGTATTAAATCGACAAATCGGCGGTAACGCTCCGCCCCCGACAGACCGGTAACCAGCAACGTATAAACGCCGTCCAATAGCGCCTCGTCCTCCCGATCGGAAAACATAACCAAAGTACGCGTGACGGTCCGTAACGGCGCGGCAGTCTCTAGTGCGTCGCGTAATCCCGCCGCGATGATGCCGACCTGGCTCACAAGCCCGCCTCGCGTAATCCTCGCCTGGCGCCGCGCTGCACAAGTTCAAATACCCGCGTCCGTTTGGCTTTCAAAGCCGGTGCCATATACGGTTGCGCCGGTGTACCGTTATTCAGAATCGATTGACCGATTACAAAGGCCAGGTCGTTTTCGTCCATCTCCGGGTCGTCGGGCGTAATCCCCTTAACACGGATCCAATCCAATAACGCTTGCTGCGGCGGAAAACCGCCGCTATCACCGCCTTGCTCGACAATGCCGGCGTAATCGACCGACGGGGCCACGACATAGTGCAACGGCCGTTCACGATCTACCGAAATTGATTGGGTCAAGGTCGAAAAAGCTTTCGGCGCCTGGCGTCGAGCTTCCCTCGAAACTTCCAGCGCGCCGCGGCCTAACCCGGCATCGATATGTCTCAACAATATCGACGGCGCGCGCCGCATGGCCCGCCGAACGCGTTTGTCGTCCAGCTTAACGCTAAGCCTTAACCCGTCAGGCATGGCGCACCAATATGAAAAATCGCATTCATGTAAAGCGCCACCGTACGCCCCAATTCAAACCCAAATCCGGCAACCATCGAGCACAGCAGCAACAACACAACAATCGTCATCAAAATTTTAGAGAGATCGATATCGGTCCATCGTCCCGGCTTGTGATCTTTTAAACAGGGGTCTGTCATCACGCCGCCTGCTTTTCGAATTGTTCCATCAGCTGGTCATACAAGGCCGCCGGCGTACCGTTGCGCGGTCCCATATTCAAGCCATCGCGCAATTTGACGGGTTTGCCGTGATTGCGTATTGCCAAATTCGACATCGCCTCGGCCGTCGCCCTCAGCAATAACAAGCTTTTATCTTTGGGGTCGATGGTGGTTTGCGCGGCGGTAGCGCCAATGCTGTGCACGGCGTTGTAGTAATAGTCGTAATCTCCGCCTAACTGCAAAATCTGAGCATTGTTAGGCGGTGGATCCAAAGCCAATTGTCGGCCGCCGCCCGACTCCACAACGCGAACATGGGGCAGCGTTTGCGGGTAGCCAGCTTCCCAAGGCTTGCAATTTCGCCGCGCCGCCAGCCCCCAAGACGACGAGGCAAAGCAGCGTAAATCAACCGGGGCAGGGTATAGCGCTTGATCCGCGATTAGCGTCAAGCTGGCCTGCACAATCCTGGGTCGTACGCGCGAAAAATCCAGCGCGGCCGCCTCCAAAAGCCGTTGAAAATCACTTTCACCGTGGCCGGTTAATTTGTTCGCGGTGTCGGCCAATATGGCCTTAAGCGCGATGATCAGTTCTTGCAGGCTCATTTCATCCTTGCTTAAGCGAAAAAATTATTACACCTATGATCTGCGCTAACAGCAGCAAAATAATAGACCACGCTTGACGAGACTTGCGATTATCGCTTTCCTGAAGGTACTTAAGAATCGTATCAAATCGATTGATCGCACCGATTATTCCACCCTCTATAGAATTGCCCGATATCAATCTAGTAACCTCGTTGTATTTGTCCCAAAGCTTAATATCGCCGGCGCGCATTTCATCACCAATAGCCTCAATTTTATTCCTGAGTTGGTCGCACTCCCGTTGGTCTGGCATTTCACCTGGCTCGCCCGTTCATTTTCTCAACGGTCCTAAGCCCGCCCAACCCGGTCACCGTGGCCAGGATATAAGTCATCATTTCCGAATCGATATGCACCGCGGTACCGGTAATCGAAGCGATAATCGGCGCAACAATGAATTGATACGCCAAACCCGCCACGCAAACCCACCCGGCGGCCGGGCGCCAACCCGCAGTAAATAGCGTTCGCTGCGCAGTGTTCAGCCGCGCCAACGCCTGCTTAACCTGTTCCGGTTCTTCTTTGACCCGACCGATAATCAAATTGCCGGCCGCTTTTTCATGATCTGTTTTACAAATATTGCTGAACAGATCGTCAAAAAAAGTTTCAACCGTCACGCCGGAAGACAACGGAACTTTGGCCAACAGATCCAGAACTAGCGTGATTAGGTTACTCATTGGTTTCGGTTTCGGCGGCGTCCATTAACCGCGTGATCGCCTGACCCAAAATCTCCATAAATCCTCGGCGGCTCGCGTGGTCTTCCATCAGTTGTTTAATCTCGTCAGCCGTTGCACTATCGACTTGGGTCTGTAAGTCCGCACGGGCCAAGCTGTCCTCTTGGATCGCAGTCAAAACGCCCTTGCGCGGGCTTTCGTCCTGTTCTTCCAATGCGGCCAATTGCGCCAGGTCGGCGGCCGATAGATCCAAAATCGCCGACGCCACACTGGCCACGTTACCGTCACGTATGGCTTGCAGAACCGGGAATTCTTCAATCGGTTCGTCAGGCGGTGCGGCGGCCGGTGGCTGCTTTGGCAATAACGATTCGTCAATCAAACGCGTTTCGCCCGGTTGTATCGAAAAACCTGCGACGTTAATCGCGTGTTCAGCATCATTTTTGACCGGTCTATGCGACATGAATCACCTCAATAAAAAGCCCGCACCAGAAAAGGGCGGGGTATCGCCCGGCTCTTTCCAAACCGGGCGACAAAAACGAAATTAAAGATTAAACCCGCGCGACTCTGGCAGCGGCTGAATAAACAACCATGCTGGTATAGGCACGTTTCAAAGGGGTTGGCGTATGCAATACGATAAACTGATCGCCATAGGCTTCTTTTTGACCGGTAAAACGGCCGTTGCCGTCTTTTTGGTTTTCAAGTTCCGACATAGCCCACGGTTTCATCATGCGGAATCGGGTCTGACCACGTTCGCCAATAATCAGGCGTTGGTCGCCCATCCATAGACCCGGCGCCGTCGCTTTAAAGTTGGGAATGTCTTTGACCCGGCCCAAATTTCCGTCTGCCGACAAATCGGTACCCGGCCGGCGGCTATTCGCGCCAAACTGCTTGGCTTGCTCGATTTGCGTCATCAGCGCACCGCGCATCAAACCAAAGTTGGCCATATGGTAGCGGGCATCCTCAATTTCGCTTTTGCGCAGTCCGTATCGATACAAGAAATTATCCCAATGCGCGTCGACCGCCGTTGCGCCGGGATCCGTATTAAACGCATGAACATTGGTTGAATAGCTATAGCTAATCGTGAACGCGGTCGCGGCGCCTGGGGTGACCTGCGCCCCGGCTTCGTCAACCAGACTAATCTCGCCCAGGTTGAAATCCAACACGTAGTAAGTACCGGCCGGCTGATTACCGGACCCGTCAAACTCACTAAGCTGGACGGCGTTATACATCACCGTAATAGGATTGACCACGTTGCCAATCGCGTTGCCTGCCATGTCAAATAGGGCGCGAGGGCGAACCACTGGAAAATTGGCCAATAGCACGATATTGATCGTACCGTCGGTTTGCGGTCCCAAATTTTCAGCGGCGACGGGTACCGCGCCGAATTCATCAGATGCGCGTAACACCTCGTTAAAAATCAAATGCTCGGTGTCTTCTGCGATAATCCGCGTCGCGTTGCGTTGGTTTTCGGTAACCGCGTTCCAATCCAAAATGCCCGACCCGGTCAGATAGCGCAGTTCGTCCGATATTTCGAACGAAATTTTTTGCGGAATAGGGTAGACCGTGTCGAACGTTTGAATCACGCCGGCGCGATTGATCCCCTGGCCTTCATAGGTCCGCGTATCATTCCGACCGGCGGCCGTTGTATCCCTGTAGGAATAAGGAATTTCGGCAGACGATGCAAACGGCAGCGTACCCGAGTCGACAAATTGAAGCCCAACCAATTGATACAGCGCCTCGCGAATCACCGTGCGTTCATACACCGCCGGCACCGCGACATCGGCCACCCGGCCATCGCCCGCGGCCA